AATTTTCGATTGCATTTCATCATTCTTTTTTTTTCTTTCATCAAATTCACTTATTAATTTCATTAATTTCATTGCCCTTTTTTCTTTTTCAGATATTTCTCCCAACGTCTCTTCTTTTTCACTAGAGGTTGTATTTAATCCAGGTTCTCTTGTTTCCGTTTTCATTCTATTTCTTTCTTCTATTATTTTTTTAATTTCGAGATCCAAATTATCCTTTACTTTTTTTATATTATGGTTTATTTTATCTAATTCTTTTTTACTCGCATTTATTATATCTATCCGTATTTCTTCTCTTTCTTTTATAGCAAGTTCTAATAAAATATTTTCAATAGAATGTTTTAAATTATTAAAATTGTCTTTGAATTTTTCAAAAAATTGTTCACGAAGTGGAAAACCATTAAACTTGCTAATTATTTCGTCACATAATATTTTATTTAGTTTACATTCACCTCTTCTAAAACTATTAATTATTAATGATATATCATTATTTTTTGTTTCTGCTTTTCCTCCGGTTATTCCATTTATAAAATATCTGTATAAAGAAGTTGTATCTTCTGATTTATTGGAGAGATTAGTCAAAAATTTCATAAATTTTTTTACGTCTCGTGTATTGTTTTTTATGTTTTCTATTTTTTCAAAATTTTCAATAGCAGTTCGTTTTGCATTTACTTCATCGGATAACTGCATGTTTACTTGATTATCTTCCTCTCCATTGTCATGTTGTATTTCGTCGGTATACCTAACGTTATCTAAACTCATTATATTATACAACTAAAATAATATCAAACTCCCCCAACAAAATAATGGATAATAATATATTTTCAATAATTATTTTTATAGATAAAAAATTGATTCTCTTTTTTCACATTTTATAAATATGCATAAATAAATTTACATACTAAATACAATAGTTGAAATGAACGAAATGAATGTATCGAATGAAACAGAAAGCACACGGATTGTTGTGAAGAAGATTAAAATAGTGAAAAGACTCAAGAAAACCCCGGACGAACCGCCACAAAACCATTGCGGATTTATAAAACAACTCTTTCGTAAAGATGTTTTGGAAAATATGTTGCGCAATACATATTTAACAGGTAAAGAATTATTTGATTTTATTTTACAGGAAGACAAAGAGTCAATCGATGAACGAAGACGTGGATGGATATTTGAAACCCTTTGTCAAATCCTTATTATTATAAAGTGTGTCCAAAATATAAATTACACAGAACTATATGATGGTCAATTACAGAACTTAAAAATCGTGAAAAATATCAACACTTTCATGAAATTAAAAGTGGAGGGTGGTGGCAATAATATCATCGACATGTGCATCAAAGACAATTCTACTTTCCTGTTTTTCACAATTAAAAATAAAAACAGGTACAGTGAAACCGATGTTTCTAAAATAGACAACACCATCACCAGTCAAAATATAACAAATGATTATAAAATTGGTTTATTCGTGAAAGACAAGGAGGTTGTTCTCAATCACAAATATAAAAACCAACTTAATATTGATAAACAAAATCACGACAAAATCATAGAAAACGGGTTGCTATTTGACGAAAAAGATGTTATCAAAGCATTAGACGTGTTTTGTGAAAGGTTTTCGCAGAATGTATTAAATATTGATGATTTTATTGAATTTATAAACACCGACTATTTGTTATCACCTAGACAACAACTCACTAAAAAATTGCATCAACACATGACAGAATTGAAATTCAAAGAATCCCTTTCACAAAAAACACACAGAATGTGGTGCATTGCACATAAACCAAGGAGCGGAAAGAGCATCACAATATTACTACTATGCAAATATTTGTTAAATCAAGGATACAATAAAATACTCATTATGACATCCGTTCCATCGACCATTGAAAGTTTTGTGAATGATTTGGACAAATACATTGATTTCAAAAATATAAATTACAAATTACAACACGAAATCGACACAGTCGCCTACTCTACTAATTTCAACGGCATCATCTTTTGCAGTGTTCAATACCTAAAATCAGATAAAAAAGGATCAAAAAAGAGTTTTCTAAAAAATGCGGGATTTGATGCTATTTTCACAGATGAATCACATATGGGGTCTTCCACGGAGAAAACGAAAAACGAAATTTTAGATGTGGACAGCGATATTGAGGAAATACGTAAAAATATAAAAATCAACATATTTGCATCCGGAACACCCGATAAGACCCGCAAATATTTCAATATAAATCGAAATTGTGTGTATGAATGGGCAATGGAAGATGAATCCTATATGAAACAATTGGCCAACTTGAACGGAAGACATAAAGACGAAATCGTCGATTATATGGTGAAACGCCATGGAAATACATTCATCTATTGTTTAGAAAACCCCACACTCAATAAAGACTATTCTAAACATCCAATCCAAATACTAAAAAAACACGTGTTTCCTAAAACCGTGATAGATAAAATGACAGAATACAATACAACAAATGGAACAAATTATGGTTTTAGTTGCAGTTCTCTATTTGCATTACAAAAGATGCAGTATACCAATGAAAAAGGAGAACCGGAATATAGATATATAGAAGAATTTGAAATATGTAAACATGAATACGGGAAGGAAATTTTGATAGATTTCCTCGATTCTATTATATCAGAAAACAGAATGAGAGAAACCGCTATGAAGCAAAGCGAAAAAACACAAACAAGCAGAAGATCAAGAAAATCCACCGTAAAAACTCCGCTATTAACCATCGTGTATGTCCCCACTCACACAGGAAATAACAATATTGTATTGCTTCAAAAAACACTCGTTGAATTTCTAAAAGAACACAACTTATGGGGTGAGTATCAAATCGAATATTCAAATGCGTTGGAGGACTCTGGAAATGTGAAAGAATCGTACAATGAATTCATTGAATCAATCATGAATAAAACGAAAACAAATAAAAAAAAGGGGTGTATCTTATTATTAGGAAACAAGGGTACAGTAGGTATCACCTATAAAGATTGCGACGTTACAATATCACTGGACGATGGACATAATATAGACAATCAACAACAACGTTTTTCGAGGGCATTGACAGAAGCGGACGGCAAAACAATTGGAATAAATGTCGACATGAATATCCAACGAACGTATCAATATTTGCTTCATATGATTCAAACATATCGAAAAAACACCAATACGCAAAAAACAAATGCCGAAATATTGTACTTTTTATTCACACAAAATATATTCATCTATAATCCAGATGAAGTAAATGACGGAAAAATGACCACCGCTGAAATAAAATCATACTATGAAAAAGAAGCCGAAAATATGATGAAAGAATTGGATGACACACAATTATTGGACAATATTATTTGTGATGATTATATGCGTGATTATATAAAGACCGATTTCAAAACAGAACAGCTCGATGGAAAAGAAAGAGTTATAAACAAAGAGTTAGAGGCGGCAAACCCCGATTGTCCTAAAGGCGACACAACCAAAACACAAGTCGATGGTCCATCCATTGAGACGACGCCTCAAATAAATACCGCGGAAGAAACGGTGTTAACAGAACACGAAAACGAAAAAATAGATAATATGATAAACCAAACATATGAAATGTGTAAAAGTTTCATGTTTCCTCTTTTAGCAGTAATTTCAAAATCCTATAAAATACACGAGTTTATGGAAATTTTCACGAATGATAAAACAAAAGATCTAATGCTTTTATTGCTAAAAGACAAAAAAATTGAAATAAATGAATCGAGTTATATTGTTATAGTAAATATAATGAATCATATTATTGAAAATAACGCGGAAATCGTAAATAATATTCGCGAGATTTATTGCATGGCTTCACCTCACAAATTAAGAGAACTCATTGAAAAACATTTCATACCAACGAATGATGAAAAGAAACAAAATGCCGAAGTTCCTACCCCTGTGAAACTCGTGGATGAAATGTTGACGGTTGTTCCCGTTCATTTTTGGAAAACACCCAAAAAAGTATTTGAACCATGTTGTGGCAAAGGAAATTTTGTATTGGGAATATTTGATCGTTTTTATAAAGGACTTGCTGAACTATACCCGGATGAAATAGATAGATGTCAAGTTATTATGACAAAATGCATTTATTATGCGGACCTTACACCATTAAATATCTTTATAACAACCGAAATTATGAAATGTCATGTTCAAAGTTATTGTGGATTAGATGAACTGGAATATAACTTTAATTGTTATACGGGAGATACCCTTTTATTAGATGTTGAAAAACAATGGGATAACAGTAAATTTGATTTGGTTTGTGGAAATCCGCCTTACAATTCGAGCGGTAATACAGCAACCGGGAATACAATTTGGCAAGATTTTACAAAAAAAGCGTTGAATGAATGGATATTGCTAAATGGTTATTTATTGTTTGTTCACCCCCCCGGTTGGAGAAAACCAAATACGGACAAAGGGAAATTTACAAACCTATTTGATTTAATGACAAAACAAAACCAAATGATATATTTAGAAATACACGGAATCAAAGATGGACAAAAAGTGTTTCATTGCGGAACAAGATATGATTGGTATTTGGTAGAAAAAAAGAACATAAAAATGTCCGTAGATGTTGGAAATACTACCGTTATAGACGAAGAAGGAAAACAAAACAGTATTAATTTGACCGGATTCAAATGGTTGCCGAATTCAAATGTAGAATATATTAAAAAAATATTGGCAATAAAGGATGACGAAAAGTGCAATGTTATATACAGCCCATCATTATACGAGCATCGTAAAAGTTGGATGTCTCATACTAAAGATGATGACTTTAAATATCCATGTGTTCATTCGACACCCAAAAGTGGTGTTCGTTATATGTATAGCAAATTTAATAATAAAGGACACTTTGGAGTACCCAAAGTTATCATTGGCGAAGCGGGAATAAATGACATAATTGTAGACATTAATGGAGAATACGGATTGACGAATGGCGCCATTGGTATTGAAATAACAAATATCGAATACGGAACAAATATAAAAAATGCATTGCAAAGTAAACTGTTTAATAATGTATTAAAAAGTTGTTTATTTTCATCATATCGAATTGATTGGAATATATTCACAGAATTTAAAAAAGATTTTTGGAAGGAATTCGTCGTCTAAATATATACACAAATAAAATATATCACTAAAATAACAAAAAAATTGAAACATCTTTTGTATAAAACTAAAATATACAATTGATTATTGTATAATGTCTTCATCGAAACCTGAATCGAAACCTGAATCGAAAATGCCTTTTAAACATTTTGGTTATTTGTTTGATATTGAAGAAACGCCCGACGAAAGTATACGAGGAAAACACATGCAAATATATGTGTCTGTTATGGAAAAAGGGAGAACAACGTATGATTATTTGACGAGTGTTATTGTTCAAGAACGTATTCTACCAAATGATACACAGACGAAACTAAATGGTCGATGTGGAGCAAGAGATTGCAGTTTGGTATATAAAAATATTGGTGATTCTCAAAAAAACACGGTTGTTATGAAATACGGTAAATGCCCCGACTTTCTGACAAATTACAATATTTCAAAATACAACAATGCAAATGCTAAAGATGGCAGTAGTTTGTATTATTTGTTAGATGATTGATTGTTTTGTTTTGTTTTGTTTTGTTTTGTTTTGTTGCAAGTAAATAATAATTATAACACCTTTTTTTATGCTTTGTTATTTTGGTCTTGTGCGTGATGTATTTATTTTTTGGCTTGAGCTTATTGTTGGTTTTTGTACTCTTATTGTCTGTTTTCTTGTTGGTGGTTGTGTTGTAGTTGTCCGTTTTCTTGCTGGTGCGCGTGCTGTATTTATTTTTTGTCTTGAGCTTATTTTTGGTTTTCGTGCTGTAGTTGTATGTTTTCTTGATTTTTGTGTTTTTGCATTTTTTTTTGCTTTTGTAGATATGTTATTGTGTCTCGTCTTTTTTCGCGGTGCTCCCCCGTAATGTTGTGGTTGTTGTTGTCTTTCTTCTTCTATTTTTTGCAGTGCTTGTTGTATTTCTTGTGGATCTCGTGGTATCAGTTCTTGGTATCGTTGTTGTCTTTCTTTTTCTATTTCTTGTATTTCTTCTTCTATTTCTTGCAGTGCTTGTTGTAGTTCTCGTACGCGTTGCGATGGTTGTTGTCTATCTGCTTCTATTTTTTGCAGTGCTTGTTGTATATCTTCTCTTTGGCGCCGTACCACTATTTGGTATTCTTGTTGTATTTTTTCTTCTATTTCTTTTATTTCTAAATTTCTTTTTTGCAGGTCTAGTTTTCGTTTTCGTAGTTGTTGCATTTTGTTTTCTATTTTTTTTATTTTTGTTATTTCTGAATTTCTTTTTTGCAGGTCTAGTTTTCGTTTTAGTAGTAGTTTGGATCGTTCTTGTTGTTGTTCTTTTTTTTCTTTTATTTCTTGTCTTTCTGCTTCTATTTCTTGCATTGCTTTTTGTATTTCTTGTGGTTGTTGTCGTATTAGTTCTTGGTATCGTCGGTTTTTTGTTTCTTTTATTTCTTGTCTTTCTGCTTCTATTTCTTGCATTGCTTTTTGTATTTCTTGTGGTTGTTCTCGTATTAGTTTTAGGTATTGTTGGTTTTTTATTTCTTTTATTTGTCCTCGAATTACTTCTTCTTCGTTTATGTCCATGATTTTTTTTCTTAGTTCTCTCAGTTTTTCTTGTATTTCTAGTGGTTGTTTTAGTATCAGATCAATTTCAGTCAATGAGTCTATTTTCAACATTTCGTCATTTAATTTTATATTTTCTTCTTGTGTTTCTTTATATTCTTCTGAAAATTGTTGTATTAGTTCTTGGTATTGTTGTTGTGCTTTTTTTTCTATTTCTCGTCCTTCTGTTTCTATTTTCCGCATTTCTTCTTGTAGTTCTGGTGATTGTTCTTGTGTTGTTCTGCTGTATCGAGTTACATATTCGTCTTCTAGTGCTTGTCTTACACTTTCTATTTTTTGCAGTATGAATTGTTTTTCCTTTATTTTTGCATTATGTTTTTCATCTCGTCGTTTTTTTTCTTCCTCTATTTCTGCATTATATTTAAAAAATCGATCACTTGTGTCTAGATAATATTGAGTTAATGAAGCATTTTTAGCCTCTTCTAGTTTTTTTATTCTATCTTGTATAAACAATTGGTCATTTTCATCTAACTTTACAGATGAATCATTTAACATAATTTTGGGTGTAAACGTCGTTATTGTACCTATGTTATAACGCCTATCATCATTGCACCATTTATTTTGATAATCTTCATGATGTTCAAGAACATTCCCTATTGAATCAGAAGATTTAATACCCGGATATGTTAGTCGCTTACCATCATAATCATTCACTATTTCTATTTCCCAAAAAATATCAGGAGATACATTTTCATCTAAAAATAGTCTAATTTGGGATGCTTCTACAAAAAATATATAGGGTATGTGAAATTTTATATATTCTATTGGTAAAACATTATGATTATTAGTAAAATATGAATAATCACGAGTAAAAATATCTTGCATATCCATTTGCTTATCATTAATTCTATTTTTACATAAAAACCATATATATTCTGGAGTTTTCATTTGCATATCTAATTGATCACGATCAATAGCATAATAACCTGGTTTATTCTTCATTTTATAAACAACAATATCACTATTTATAAGTAAAATATTATTTGACCCATATTTTGTTGTTATTTCATTATCACTAAATTTATACTGTACCGCATCGTAATAAATAGGTGTGTCAGGAGTTATCTCTTCGTTATCGTAATAAATAGGTGTGTCATGAGTTATCTCTTCGTTATCGTAATAAATAGGTGTGTCATGAGTTATCTTTTCGTTATCGTAACTCATTTTATCTATATATTTATGTAATATTACATTTCATGTATTTTTATATATAATAATTATATTTTACATATAGTTATTATTGGGGTCAAATAAAGACATGTTATCCACCCTATTATAGAATGGAATTTAGGAGAATAAATGTAAAAGGTATAAAATTGATTACAACTAAAAACAAATAAACAGAACAGACTAAATATATTATATTACATTCAATAAGAATAACGAATGAACGTGCTTTTGAAAAAACTATTGCAAGATGTATCAGATATGGAAACAGAATTGTCTTTTATTCAAACAGAACAGAAAACAACATGTTCTCAAATAAATAAAAATATAAAACCGGTCGATTTAATAGAAGCATACGATTTAATTGAAGAAAACGCATCGTTGGATGATTCCATACACCAGCATTTAGAACCCAATGAAATAGACGACATCTCTCATAATTCATCCAATAGTGAAACATCCTCAAACACATCATGTCCGGGTTCTCCCATTCCAACATCATGGACATCTATTTTATCATTGGAAGAAATGATGGATATAGAAACAATCATTTACGATTGCATGGAAGATTACATGGAGAACCAAATAGAAACAATGTATTCCCCCACTTTTCATAAAACCATGATTATTGATATAACTTATTTATTAAATTCGATTTTATTAGAAACCAATGATAAATATAAAGAAACAGATTCGCATGAATTAGAATACATGATTGAAACTATTTGTTCAACCTTTTTCGAAACAAATGAATTAATTCCAGTAAGATCATATATGGATTCTTTTCCTAGTTCTCTTTTAAAACAAGAAATTGAAACAATAAAAAAACAAATAGAGTATTTGAGAACAATACCACAACCTAAACAAAGAACACCTGAATGGTATGAATTTAGACATCAAATTATCACCGCCAGTAATATATGGAAAGTATTTGGCAGTGAAAATGTACGTAATAGTTTAATATATGAAAAATGTTTACCATATCATTCAAAACAAGACGATTCAACCAGTTCCGGATCTTTGATAAATAATAATGGAATCAATCTTTCAAATTCATCTTTACATTATGGAATCAAATATGAACCCGTCAGTGTTAAAATATATGAAATGAAATATAAAACAAAAATAGAGGATTTTGGTTGTATTCGACATGCCAAATACCCTTTTATTGGTGCATCCCCTGACGGAATAAATGTGATGTTAGAAAATCCGCTCGACCCCCAAGATAAAATAGATGATAAGACCATAATTTCAAAAAATGGGCGATTTGGAAGAATGATTGAAGTGAAAAATATATATAATCGTGTGATAAACGGCATACCTAAACAAGAATATTGGATTCAAATGCAAATACAAATGGAAACGTGTGATTTAAATGAATGTGATTTTATAGAAACGCGTTTCAAAGAATATGAGAACGAAGAAATGTTTTATAAAAATAAAACATCAACTGCTGCAACAGAACCAACCAATGAAATAGAAGAAGACACATGCCTCCCAGAATATAAAGGTGTTATTTTGTATTTTATAGAAAAACCATTTCCAAAAACAATTGATAAATTAATTCAACGGGTTGATAAATTAGAAACACCGTTTTTAGAGACAAACACTTCAAATAATTCAATAGAAGAACCAGAAAAGGATAATAAAATGGTTATGACAGAACCGGGTTCTCATTATGTATATATGGAACCAATACATAAAGACAAGTCAATTTCAAAAAAAGAAATTGATGATTGGATAAATTTGAAAACAAAAGAATTATCTTCAAAATACAATCTGTACGAAACATCTTATTGGTATTTAGACACATTTTCATGTGTTTTAGTAAAAAGAAACAGAGAATGGTTTCAATCTGTTTTACCCAAATTTCAAGATTTTTGGAATATAATCGAAAAAGAACGAGTGGATGGTTATGAGCACCGCATAAGTTCTCGTTTAAAACAAAAAAAGGAAAAACAATTGATTGTAAAACAAGGTGATGCATGTAATGAAAATATAATATTTGACGATTCTGTTCATAGTATTGATGTCCCTAAAAACAATAATTATTTGATTATAAAATTAGAACATTGATTTGGTTCTGTTTTGAGTTTGTTTATTTTCATACAAAATAATGTTTTTGTATGAAACTATAAATGGAACCAAATTTTATTATAGAAAAATAATTCTCTTTAATAATTACAAATATACACATGTCTTTTTTGTTTACACAGGTGAAAGAATATGCTTGAAACTGTAATTCTATTGGTGTTGTTCAGTTATTATCTTTTTCGTATATGTCCCCGGTGTGTTGTTGTCTTTCTTGTACTTGGCGCAATTTGTGTATGTCCCCGGTGTGTTGTTGTCTTTCTTGTATTTGCCACAGTTCGTGTATGTCCCCTGTGTGTTGTTGTCTTTCTTGTACTTGGTGCAATTTGTGTATGTCCCCGGTGTGTTGTTGTCTTTCTTGTACTTGGCGCAGTTCGTGTATGTCCTTGGTCTATTTTTGTCTTTTTCGTATCTCGTGTAGTTTTTTTTCCAATTGTTGTTTTTTTAGCATTTATTTTAGTGGCAGCTTTTATTTTAGTGGCATCTTTTATTTTAGTGACAGCTTTTATTTTATTTTGCGTTTTTGTTAATTCATCCAATCTTGTTTGATATTTTTCATTATCTAATCTTTCTTTATTTTCACGGACTTTTTTTCCACGTTCTTCTTTATTTATATATCTATTTATATTAATATCTTTTTTAATAGCCTTCTTAGTTAGCTGTTCGTAAATATATCTCTGCTGTTTTAACTCTTCATTCCGTTCAGCCTCTAGTCTTTTCCGTTCAGCCTCTAGTCTTTTCTGTTCAGCCTCTAGTCTTTTCTGTTCAGCCTCTGCTTTTTGCCGTTTAGTATTTTCTATCTGCAGTTTAATCGCATCTCTCTGCTCTTTAGCCTGCCGTTCAGCCTCTATTCTTTGCCGTTGAGCCATCTGTTCATTTATTCGAAAATTAAAATCTGCCTTTTGTTTTTGATTCTGTTGTACCCGTTGTTTATAATGATCTGTCTGCAATTTAAATTGTTCTTCTAGATTTTTATTCATTTCCGGTTTATAATCTCGTTCTGGTCGTATATCATTATCTACCTGGTGTCGTTTGGCCTGTTCTATTTTTTGTTTAGCCTCATTTGCTGTTGGTTGTTCAACATCTGGTGTTGGTTGTTCAACATCTGGTGTTGGTTGTTCAACATCTGGTGTTGGTTGTTCAACATCTGGTGTTGGTTGTTCAACATCTGGTGTTGGTTGTTCAACATCTGGCTCTT